CCTTCCGTGCAGGGGAAACAACGCAGACGAGAATCGCAGGTTCCATTGCCAACACGCGCTCAGCCGTTCCGCCCGCCGTCGCAACGCACGACACTCGAGCGCAAGCGTGATGCCGATCGCAACCGATCGCCCTGGCGCGCTTGGTACGGCACGAAACGCTGGCGATCGATCCGAGAGGCGCAGCTAAGTGCGCATCCTCTTTGTGTCATGTGCCTTGAGGATGAGATCGTCGAGCCCGCAACGGTCTGTGACCACGTGACGCCCCACCGCGGCAGCGAGGAACTCTTCTGGTCCGGTCCATTCCAGTCCCTGTGCGCCCATCACCATAACAGCGCAAAGCAGCGCGAGGAGCGCGGCGGGGAGGGGCGGGGAACATCGCTCAGCTCGTTCAGCCGCGAACCGGCGGCCTAAGCAATTTTTCTCATCCGCAAAATTCGAAATCGGAGTTTGGTGCCATGGCAAGGCCGAGGAAGCCGACGGCTGCCCTCGAATTGAAGGGCGCCTTCAAGAAAGACCCGCAACGCAAGAGCGCGCGCCGCGGCGAGCCGAGACCCAATGGTCCGGTCGGATCTGCGCCCGAAGCGTTCGATGCTGAAGAGCGGAAGCTTTGGGATGAGCTCGCCGGCTATGGCTTTTGGCTCACCGACGCAGACCGTCTGATGCTCGAGATCGCCGTCAAACTGATGGCGCTGTTTCGCAAGAACGCACTCGATGGTGGCGGCATTTCCAAACTGATCGCCGCACTGGCCAAACTCGGCTTCAGCCCGACCGACCGTAGCAAGGTTCAGGCGCCGGGCGCCAAGGAGCCGGAGGCTGACCCCTACGCGGATTTCAAGTGAGATCATGGAATATGTCGTCGATGCTGAGAAGTATCCGCATGTTGCGGCCGGCTACCGCTATGCTGCTGATGTGGTTGGAGGTCGCATCCCAGCATGTGAGTTCGTGCAGCAGGCGTGCCGGCGACAGTTGGATGATATTGCCAGGTCGGTGAGCGCCGAAGGGTGGTTGTATTACTTCGACCACGACGCTGCCGAGCGTGTTTGCAAGTTCACTTGTTTCCTCCCGCACATCAAAGGACCGCTCGCCGGCCAGAATCTTACGCTCGAGCCGTGGCAGTCGTTCATTCTAACGACCGCGTTCGGCTGGCTGCGGCACGACAATGGCAAACGTCGTTACCGTCGCGCCTACACGGAAGTGCCTCGTGGCAACGGCAAGACGACACTCTCTGACGGGCCAGCGCTGTATTGCGGTTTTGGTGAGAAGGAAGGCGGCGCTGAGGTCTACTCTGCGGCGCGCACAAGAGAGCAAGCCAAGGTCGCGTTTTCGGCTGCGCAGGCGATGCTTCGTCGCGCCACCGCGTTGCGGACGGCACTCGGCATCGATGTTGAGGCGCATCGCATTGTTCAGATGCGGTCGAACAGCTATTTCGAGGCGCTTTCCGCAGACGCCGACTCCCTCGACGGCAAAAACGTTCACTTTGCGCTGATCGACGAGTTGCACGCGCACCGCGACCGCAGCGTTTACGACGCGATCGAGACCGGTGCCGGCAAGCGCAATCAGTCAATGGTTTGGGCCATTACAACGGCTGGCGCCGACAAGACGGGCATCTGCTATGAGCACCGCGCCTATACGATCAACATTCTGAAGGGCACCGCGCAGGACGACACCTACTTCGGCGTCATCTACACAATCGACAAGGACGACGATTGGACCGAAGAGGCGACTTGGCGCAAGGCCAACCCCAACTACGGCATTTCAGTCGAGCCGGAACACATTGCATCTCTTTGCCGCAAGGCGATGTCATCGCCGGCATCTCAGGCCAGCTTTTTGACGAAGCACCTGAACGTCTGGATCCAGACGAACGAGGCGCTTTACGACATGCGCGCCTGGGATCGGTGCTTTGACGAAGATCTCGACATCGAGGACTTCGCCGGTGAGCCCTGCCGTATCGCGGTCGATCTGGCGTCGAAGGTGGATATTGCAGCCGTTGTAGCGCTGTTCGAGCGGGCCGGTAAGGTGTACCCCTTCGCCCGCTTCTACGTTCCGGAGCAGGCCATAATCGACAGCCGGAACGACTCCTATCGTGGGTGGGAAGCCGAGGGGAAGCTTGTCGCCACGCCAGGCGACGTGATCGACATCGATCGAATTGAGCAGGACATCATCGAGATGTCCGGCCGATTTCATGTCCTAGAGATCGCCTACGACCCTTGGCAGGCGCAGCAGATGGCCAACCATCTGGCGGAGCAGGGCGCCAACGTCGTCGAGTACCGGCAAACGGTACAGAACTTCTCAGAGCCAACAAAAGAGCTCGACGCGCTGATGCGATCCGGCAAGATCGCGCACCCATATGGGCCTCGCGACCCGCTGTCGTGGATGGTTGGCAATGTCGTCGGACACTACGACGCAAAAGAGAACGTCTACCCGCGCAAAGAGCGCCCCGAAAACAAGATAGATGGCGCAATCGCGCTAATCATGTGTCTCGGGCTGCACCTTCGTGCATTCGGCGGAGCGCAAGCCCCGTCTCCCTGGGAAAATCCCGATTTCAGAATAGCGGTGGTTTAATGTGGCCATTTAGAAAAGCCGCCGCGGAAACGCGAGCGAGCCTGGAAAACCCGAGCGTTCCGCTCTCCGACGTCAACGCCTGGCGCACGCTGATGGGCGAGTGGCATGGCGTTGCTGGCGTTGTCGTGACGCACGAAACGGCGCTTGAAGTGCCGGCAGTGTGGTGTGCGGTGAACTTCATCGCCAACACGATCGCCAGCTTGCCTCTGCAGGTATTTCGAAAGTCGGAGAACGGACGCGACACCGTCGAGTCTGACCCGCTCTACGGCATCCTGCATGACGCGCCGAACGAGGAGTTGACCTCGTTTGCGTGGCGGAAAGGCATGATGGTCAACACGCTGCTGCGTGGCCGCGGTGTTTCGTTCATCGAACGAAACAAGGCTGGCAGAGTGATGAACATCTGGCCCCTCGACACCGACAAGTTGACGATTGAGCGCAAGAGCGGCCGGAAGCTTTACCACTACGATGACGGTGGACGGAAAGTCACTTATGCCGCCAACGAAGTTCTCGACCTGACCTTCATGCTGAAGCCGGATGGCGTGTCTCACGTCGACCCGGTTACGAAGCTGAAGGGTGCTGTCGGACTATCGCTCGCACTCGACGAGTATGCTCGCAAATTCTTTGCGAACGGTGGCGTGCCTCCGCTGGCGCTTTATGGGCCGATGCCTTCGCCGGCTGCGGCTGCGAGGGCGTCGCAAGACGTCGAGAAGGCCGTCCGAGACGCCAACGCTGAGCGTCGAAATGTCATGATCATGCCGACAGGGCATGAATTGAAGGCCGTAGGCGTCGATCCGGATAAATCGCAGATGGTGGAATCCCGCCGGATGCAGATCGAAGAGATCGCCCGCATTTATGGCCTTCCGCCGGTCTTCCTGCAGGACCTAACACACGGCACGTTCAGCAACACGGAACAGCAAGACCTCGCATTGACCAAGCACCTTATCTCTCAATGGGTTAAGGCTTGGGAGCAGGAGTTGAATCTCAAGCTGTTCTCGGCGCGTAACCGCACCAAATTCTGCGAATTCAATATCGACGGATTGCTTCGCGGCGAGTTCCGCACCCGCATGGAAGGCTACGCCAAGGGCATCCAGAACGCCATTTACACACCCGATGAGGTGCGCGCGATGGAGAATTGGCCGAAACATGGCGGCGAGGCGGAAAAGCTTCATATCCAAGGCGCCACCGTTCCTCTGGGCATGCAAAGCATGGTCGCGAAGCAGCCTGCCAACGACAACAACCCAGACGACGAGGCACAAGCCGCATGACTAAGATCGAAAAACGCGGCGGCACTCTTGGCGTTGAAACTCGAGCTGCCGATGAAAAGCGCACGCTTGTCGGGTACGCCGCCGTTTTCAACAGTGACGCAGACATCGGCGGCTGGTGGACTGAGCGCATCGCGCCTGGCGCCTTCTCGGAGGCGATCGGTGGTGATGTCCGCGCCCTTGTCAATCATGATGGGGGACGCGTAATCGGTCGCACGGCTAGCGGGACACTTCGCCTCAAGGAAGACGAGCGGGGCCTCGTTGTTGAAATTGATGTCCCAAACACCACCGACGGCAACGACCTTTGGGAGCTTGTCGAGCGAGGCGATATTTCGGGGATGAGCTTTGGCTTTGCCGTGAAGCACGATGAATGGGACGAAACGGGCGATATGCCTATCCGGACCATTCACAAGGTCGAGCTCTTCGAGGTGTCTGCGGTCGCGTGGCCAGCCTACGACGACACAGAGATCGGCAAGCGTTCGCTGCAGGAGTGGCGCGACGTTCGCTCGGCGCCAGAAATTACAGATCCGGCGGCAGCGCCGGTAAGCAGGGCGGCCCACAGAGCCCGCCTGAAGATGGACCTTGATCTCAGGGCCCGCAGCACGCGCTGACCTAGCGCTGTCAACCACCAAAAAATGATCCCACTGAGCTCGCTTCCGCGGGCTCTTTTCATATGGAGACTCCATGTCCAAGATTACTGAACTGCGCGAAAAGCAGCAGAAACTCGTTGCTGACGCCCGCGCACTACTGGCCGATATCAAGGACGACACCGCAGAAGCACGTGTCGCCGAACTCGAATCGCAGCATGACGCGGCCATGGCCGAATACGACCGCCTGGAAGCGCGCATTAAGCGCGAAGAGGTCCTGGAGGCGCGCGAGCGCGATCTGAACGCCGCTGATGATCGCCGACCGAATGGCGAAGACCGGTCGGTACAAGGCGGCCAGCAAGAGAGCACCGACGAAGCCCGCGCCGCAGCCTTTCGGAGCTATCTGCGACACGGCCTTGAGGATATGCCTGCCGAACAACGGAAAGTCGTTCGCGAGATGCGCGCTCAGGCAGTCGGTACCGACTCAAAGGGTGGCTACCTTGTTCCGGAAGGTTTTATGGCCGAACTGGTTAAGTCGCTGAAGGCATGGGGTCCGATGCTGGATCCGGGCGTTACGCGTGTGCTCACGACCACGACCGGCGCCTCGATTCCGTGGCCAACGATGAACGACACCTCCAACGAGGGCACTCTCATCGGGGAAAACACCCAGGTCGCTGAGACCGAAGTGACGTTCGACACGAAGACGCTCGAAGCCTACAAGTACACCTCCGGTGTCGTGCTGGTCTCCGCGGAGCTTCTGCAGGACTCCGCGATCGACGTCGAAGGGACCGTTCGTGCGGCAATGGCTGAACGCATCGGCCGTATCGGCAACCGCCATCTGACCGTGGGCGACGGTTCCGCTAAACCCAACGGCATCGTCACGGCAGCTACTGCTGTGACCGGCGTTGCTGCCGCCGCTGCGCTCACCTTCGACGACATGATCGAACTGTTCCATGCAGTCGATCCCGCGTATCGCGACGATCCGTCGGTTCGCTTCATGTTCAGCGACGGCACGCTCAAGTCGCTGCGCAAGATCAAGGATACCGTCACCGGCAATTACATCTGGCAGCCTGCCGATGTAAGGACTGGCGCCCCGGCGACCATTCTCGATAAGCCGTACAGCATCAACCAGGCGATGGCGGCGATTGGTGCCTCCAACAAGTCGGTCGCGTTCGGTGCGTTCAACCGCTATGTCGTTCGAATGGTTCGTGAGTTCGCGATCCGCCGCCTCGTCGAGCGCTATGCTGATTACGACCAGACCGGTTTCATCGGCTTCACTCGCCTCGACGGCGAACTGCTCGATGCCGGCGCAGTCAAAGTTCTGCAGCACGCTGCGTCCTAATAGGGAGCGGGCGGCCTAGCGTCGCCCGACCACCTCATGAACGTACGAGTTACATCAAGCCTCGCCGGAAATGGCTTCACCTTTGGCTGGGGGCAGATCGTCGACGCCGACGTATTTGCCGCGAAGGTCGGTGCTGGATGGGAGCGCAAGTGCGAGCCCGTTGAGGAAGCTGCCGTCGCCCCCACCGCAGAAGCAGCGATCGTGCAGCCGCCACTCGAGACTGCCACTAAAAGGCGACGCAAATGAATGAATGGACACGGCTGGTCAGAACGGTTGCGCCGGCAGGACCGGCCGTGACCCTCGCAGAGGCCAAGCGCCATCTGCGCGTATTCCACGACGATGACGACGCCGACATCACGTCAATGATTGCAGCTGCGGAAGCATCGATCGAAGGCCCGAACGGCATTGGCATCGCGCTGCTTTCGCAGACCTGGCGGCTGTCGCTTGACCATTTTCCATGCGAGATCATCGTCCCTCTAGGCCCGGTGACCGGCGTCACATCAATCACGTACCGTGACGGTGCTGGCGCCGAACAATCTGTGTCGGGTCTGCGATACGACTTGGACCAGCAGCCGCTGCGGATTTGGCCGGCGCGAGACACGTCGTGGCCGTCAGTCGCGCGCGAACCGGGAGCTGTGAAGGTCACATTTGAATGCGGCCATCAAACGTTGCCGCAGGATCTCCGATGGGCACTGCTGCTGCTTATCGGTCACTTCTACGAGAACCGTGAAGCGTTATCAGACGGCGGCTTGTCCGAGCTGCCGCTGGGGGTCGCATCAATTCTTGAACGCTACAGAGTCGGCCGTGTGGCCTGACTGAAAAGGACCTTCCATGGCCGATTTGAGCATAAATTCCGCCCTCGTAGTTGGCGGCACGAATTCTACCCGCGACACGGGCACTGCCGGCGAGACGATTACAGCTGGTCAAGCTATTTTTCTGAGCTCCACCACCAACAAGTGGATGCTCTCGGATAACAACGGGGCTGGAACGCGTACGGTCCACGGCCTTGCGGTGAACGGCGCCTCGCTAGACCAGCCGGTGTCAATCCACAAGAGCGGCGACATTACCCTCGGAGCTACGCTGGTCGCGGGCACCGATTACTGGCTCAGCGGAACCGCAGGCGGAATTTGCCCCCGCGCAGACCTCGTAGCCGGCATGGACACGGTCCAGATCGGCATTGCGAAGAGCACGACCGTTCTTTCGGTCGACGTCCAAGACCCCGGCGTGACGCTCGCCTAATGGCTTGGGTGAGGTTCAGCGCCAACTTCAACTGGGTCCAGCCTGGCTTCACCATCGCCTACAAAGCCGGGATGGCGCTCAACGTCACCAGGGCTTGCGCCGACGAGGCCATCAGGAAGGGCGCCGCAGTAAAGGTTGCGGCTCCTCCCAAGGAGAACACGGATGGCCAAGAAACCAAGCGCCGGCCGCATGCATCAAAGGCTGCACTTTCAGAAACGGCCGATCGTTGATGATTCTTACGGTAATGAAATCTCAGGACCGTTCGAAACAGTCTTCACCACGGCCGCCGAACTGATCCCGCTGCGAGGCGGTGAGCCTGTGCAAGCAGCCAGACTGGTTGGCGTGCAGCCCTACACGGTTCGAATTCGCAGTTGCGTTGCTGCGCGCGAGGTGACCACCTCATGGCGCATCGTGGATGCTCGCAACGCGTCGCGCGTCATGAATATCCGGACCATTACCAACCGAGACCAGAAGAATGCCTGGCTCGATCTGCTTGTCGACGACGGGGTGGCTACATAATGGCGCTGAAGGCGAAGGTTCTGGGCCGTGAGGCCCTGACGCGCAGGTTGAACGAGTTGGCGCCCGCTGTCGAGAAACACGCAGCGGAGGCAAAGCTCGAGATCGCCAAGGAAGCCGCCACGCGGGTCGCCGCCAAGGCACCACGCGGAGCAACTGGCGACTACGCAGCCAGCATTCAAGGCGCGCGGCTAGCCGACAACCCAGACAAGCGGCAGATCGGCGTGACACAGACGAAAGACAAGGACGCCGCCGGCATCTTTGCCAAGTTCATTTGGCGTTTTTTGGAGTTCGGGACCGCTCCGCACAATGTCGCTCCGGGTGGCGGCAACATCAGCTTTAGCGGCGAAGCGCACATGCATCCCGGCACGGCAGCGCAGCCGCACATCTTCCATACGTGGCGAGCCTATCGCAAGGCGGCGAGACGCAAGCTGCTGGCAGCCGTCAACAAGGGCGTGCGGGAAGCGCAGGGTAAGCGTTAATGGCCAGTTCAGAATTGGAGCTACAGGGCGCTATAGTTGCGCGCCTCAAGGCTGACGCCGGCCTGATGGCGCTGGTCAACGGCGTTTACGATCAACCACCCGATACGGCATTCGCCACACCAAAAGAATCGTATGTCACGATCGGCGAGGCGCAGTTTCTACGCGGCGATGCGACGTGCGTAAGCGGCGGCGAAGTCTACTTAACCATGCACGCTTGGTCTCGCAAGGTCGGCTACCCCGTAGCAAAGCAGATCGCAGACGCTGTTTCGGAGAGCTTGCATCTTGCGCCGCTCACGCTCGCAACGAACCGACTAATCTCAATCATGCACCGCCAGACGAGAGTCTTTCGCGACCCAGATGCGCTGACTAGTCACGCCGTCATCGACTTCGTGGCCAACGTCGAAAAGCCCTAGCCGCAAACACGCAGCGCCGCTGCGGTCGGCAAAACTACACAACACCATCCCGGCCATGTGCCGGGTTTTTCATATGAAGGAACCTAGCACATGGCAACTGGACAGCAGCTCGGCCGCTCTCTTTTGATCAAGATCGGCGATGGCAACACGCCGGAAGTCTTCAGCAATCTCTGCGGCCTTAAGACGCGCAGTTTCAATATGTCGGCAAACGAAGTCGACACGACCATTCCGAGCTGCACGAACCCTGGCGGCCCGGTGCAGAAAACCAGCCGCCCCGGCATTTCAAACCGCACGTTCAGCGGCTCCGGCGCATTCGTCGCTGGTGCGGCCATGAGCGCGTTCATGGGCTACGTCCGCGGCTCTACGGCCTTCAACGCGCAGGTCATCGTTCCTGGCGACGGAACCTATGAGGGCTCTTGGATGGTCACAGACTTCGAATTCTCTGGCGACGTCGAGCCGAACATGGAGTTCAGCGCCACCTTTGTCGCCGCCGATGAGCTGACATTCACGGCTGAAGTGTAATCCATGTCTAAAGAGGAGAAAATCATGTCGGTAAACGGCGCCCGCGGCGAAGCTTCGCTCAAGATTGACGACGTCGAGCTCGTCATTGCTGCAACGATGTCTGGCTTAGCCGCAGTATCCACGCGGCTGGAGTGCAAGTCGTTCCAAGAGCTATTCATGCGCCTCTCTGGCGTTGAAGCGGCTGCCGTTCTTGCTGGCATTGAACTTCTGACAATCAAGGGCGATCGTCTCGCCGCGATACAGAAGCTCAAGCTGAAACACTTCAAGGACTGTGCCGCGGCATTCAACACCGCTCTTGCGCATCATTTCGATGGTGACGAGGGAAACGCCGAAGCCGTCGACGAGACGGCCAGCTAGAGCAAGGCGAGCCGTTTCCTTGGCGCGAGTGGATGCGAATAGCGCTCGGCGGTCTTGGCTGGCGTCCCGTTGATTTCTGGGACGCCACGCTGACCGAGTTCTTTGAGGCGATCCACGGACGTAACGAAGCCAACGGCGTCGACGACGGCCCGAAGCCACCATCGAAGGGCGAGATGGATGCGCTGCTGGCAAAGTATGGTTAGGGCGCCTGTGCAATCGGCGCCAGCTTTACGGCAGTTCCGCTAGCAGCCACGAATAGAATGCCGGCGCCGCCCGTTGAGAGCTCATTGTAGTCGAGATCTACGGCGATAACGGCATCAGCGCCAAGCGCTGACGCCTCTCGCCTGAGCTCGTCCAGGCAGGCTGTGCGCGCCTCCTTGAGCGACTTTTGAGCAGAGTTTGACCTGCCTCCTACGAAGTCGCGCCAGTTATTCGCAATGTCCCGAAACACATTCATTCCCAGCGCAGCCTCTGCCGCAACAATCGAGACCACGCGCTCGATTGTCCGATTAGGAACGTCAATGGACGTCGTCAGGATGATGTTGTGGTTGGAGGTCGCAGTCGGCGAACGTGCCCCATTCGCTGTCGACTGCTTCTTACTCGAATAATTGAAGCACTCATCGCAGACGCCAAGTTGCACTTGGTGATCTGGCTTCGCCGCTCCGCACTCTTTGCAATATGCCATCCCATCCCCCAAGAGCCCGCCACCACGCGGGCTTTCTATTTCTAGGATATTCGCCTGATGGTTGAAAAGACAGATGATCTTGTAATTTCCATCAGCACCGACCTTGCTACGGTGAAAAGGAGCCTGAAGCGGCTCGAAGCGGACATTTCGTCGACCACCGGCAAGGTCGAGAAACAATTCACCGCTCTCGGCAACGGCATAGACAAGTCCATGTCCTCTGCGCTGCAAAAGCGTATCGACGGCATGGTAGGGATCGGCACGCGTGGCGCCAAGGAGTGGAGCGGCGCACTCGCAGATCAAGGTAAGGAGCTTGAGCGCCTTCGGGCAAAATACAGCCCGCTCTTTGCGACGATCAATAATTACAAGTCGGCCGTGGCCGACATCAAGCGCGCGCATGCGGTAGGCGCCATCTCCGCAAACGAGATGACGGCGGCCATTCAGCGCGAGCGGCAAGCCGCTCTGGCGTCAACCGCTGCGATAAAAGGCCGGAATGCTGCCTTGGCGGCTTCGCCTGCGGGTGGCCGAGGGGGTGTGGGTGCTGGCGCATTCAACACCTCCAATTTGGCGGCGCAGGGTTTCGATATTGCGACCACGGCTGCTTTTATGCCGTGGCAAACAGTTGCCTTGCAGCAGGGTCCGCAGGTCGCGCAGGTCTTCAACGACATAAGAGCGAGCGGGCAGCGTATCGGTCCGGCGGTTGCCGGCGCCTTCATGCAACTTGTCAATCCTATCTCGCTGGTGACGATAGGTGCCATCGCCGCAGGCGCTGCGGCTATCCAGTATTTCAGTTCGCTGGAAATGGGTGGCGAGAAGTCAGAGAAGACGCTGCAAAAGGAGGCAGAGCTCGTCCAAGCAGTTGTCTCCAAGTGGGGTGACGCGCTCCCAGCGCTGAAGGCATACAACGACGAGCGGCAGAGGCTTACGGATGCCAAGGATCTGCAGGCCGCCGCCGAAATTGGGGCGGATGCGCAGTGGGATGAGCTTCGCAAAAGCCTTGGCGATGTAGACTCTGAGATCGGCGACATTGTTACCCGTCTGTCGCAGATGGGCGAAGACACGGAAAAGATTACGAGTCTTCAGCAAGCATTGAATGAACTCACCGCTGGCATTGAAGACGGCAACGCCACGTCGGATATGGCCAAAAAGGTTCAGCAGGAACTGGCCGCGGTCATCAAGGACAACGCGACGCCGGAGCTGCAGAAGTACCTTGATGTTTTCGACAGGCTCGTGCCGTTGATCGACAAGGCGGCCGCAAGCGCTTCGAAATTTAAGTCTGAGGCTGCACAGGCGGCCAGCGCCTCTCGTGGCTTTCGCATCAATAGCGCTGAGCAAGACGCATACTTCGACTATCTTGACGAGCAACGCCGTAAGGCGAACGAAAACCCGACCGTCATCAATCCAGACGGCAGGCGCGTAGCCGTTCCGATACCTGGCACAAAGCCGATTCGTCTGGGCGATGAGCCGGAAGACACCAAAAAAGCAGAAACGGCCGCGCAGCGTGCCGCGAACGCCTACCGCGATCTGATCAAGAGCGCCGACGATCGTATCGCACAGTTACAACTGGAGACTGACCTGACTGGCCAGTACGGCGTCCAGACCGATGCCGCGCGTTTCCGGCTAGAGCTACTGCAACAGGCGGAAGACAAGGGCCGATCTCTCAGCGCCGAGCAGCGTGCTGAAATCGAGAAGAAGGTCGAGTTATACAGCAAGTACTCCAAGGCGCTTTCGGAAGCGAAGCTGCAGCAGGACTTGCTGGACGATTCCGCTTTCGCCGGCCTTTCTAAGCAGGAGCAGGCGGTTAAGCTGCGGCTGCGGTCCTACGGACTTGAAGAGGATCTTGGTGGCAACAATGCCGCAATGATCCGCAACAGGTTCCAGCAGGAGGAACTGTCCGACTTAACGAAGTCTTTCCTCTCGGAGTTCAGCAGCGGCATTCTCACCGGCGGCAAAAGCATCGGCGAATCCTTCGCTGACGCGGTCAAGAACGCCGCAGCCAATGCCATGCAGAAGTCGCTGGACAGCCTCTTTGAGCAAATCGGCGGCGCTCTTGCGGCGGCGCTTCTCGGCGGTGGCGGCAAGAGCGGTGGCATCGCTGCGGTGGCATCTTCTGCCGCAACGACATTCGCGGCTCCTGTTGGGGCTGTGACGCGGAGTGCGCTGCCGGCGGTTGGCAACATCGGCATGTACGCCAAGGCCATTCAGGCGATTGAGAGCGGCGGCAACTACGGCGCACTTGGCCCAGTTACTCGGAATGGTGACCGAGCATACGGCGCTTATCAGGTCATGGGTAACAATATCGGCCCCTGGTCGGAGGCTGCCCTTGGGAGGCGGCTGTCTGCTAGCGAATTTCTTGGCGACAGGTCCGCACAGGACGCCATCTTCAATCACCGCTTCGGCGGCTATGTCGGCAAGTTCGGCGCATCTGGCGCTGCTCAGGCTTGGTTTGGCGGCCCCGGCTCTGTCGGCAAAGGTGGAATGGGTGCCGACATTCTGGGCACTACCGGCAATTCCTATGTCGCCAAGTTCAATACCCAGATTGCCAAGATGGGCGAAACCGCAGCGGGCGCGGTTAACGGCCTCGGAGGCTTCAATTCCGGATTGGCTGCCATCACGCAGAATATGGGTGCGGGCCAAGGGCTTGGCGGCCTCGCGGGCGGTTTCAACTGGTCGTCTCTGTTCAGCCCATCGTTCAATCCGACCACAACGCTGGGCAATTTCCTACAGGGGATACCCGGCTTTGCGTCCGGAACGAACTTTGCTCCAGGCGGACTGGCGCTGGTAGGCGAAAAAGGCCCCGAATTGGTCAACCTTCCGCGCGGTTCAAGTGTGACGCCAAATCACCGGCTGAATGCACCACGCGCACCGCGCCTTAACTCTCGCGGATCCTCATCCAGCGCCAACGCACAGCCTGGCGTGCTGCAGGTACTAATCAGCGGCGCAAGCGGCGACGAGCATATTCGCACGCTGGTCAAGCAGGGCGTTGGCGAGGGGCTTAGCCAGTACAACGAGAACCAGCGTCGCGGCGGCTTCGGCACCATGCAGAGCAGGTACACTAGCCAGAAGGGTTGATCGATGGCGGTCTATACGAACCAGCCGACGCTGGAGGCAAACTTTCTGGCTCCGGTGAAGACCATCTACGACGTCACTGGGTCTTCGATCGATGGCGGCCGTAACGGCGTAGGCGAGGGGCAGACAATCGAAATGAGCGGTGGCGGTATCGTCACCGCGACCTACGAAGACTGCAAGATCAAGAACCCCGAGCATTACGAGTACGTCAACTGGCTTGGAGCCCGCCTGAATGGCGGGTTCCGATTCATCAACGTGCCGATCATTACCGATTGGTTCGGTCCTTTCCCGACTGTCAACAGGCTGCCGGCGCCCATCGTCAGCGGCATCACGCACTCTGACGGTTCATACTTCTCGGATGGCGCCGGCTACAGCCAAGCGACGGTTTACGGAGAGATTACCGAGGCGGCGGCACTGAATGCAGGCATCATCAAGATGCGCGTGCACGGCCTTAACAGGCCGCTGCGCTGGTCCGACTGGTTTTCGATCTACCACACGACGAAAGGTTGGCGCGCCTACCGCTATTGGCAGGTGATCGGCAAGACTTCGGAAGAAAACCCGGTCTACACGCTGGCCATCGCTCCGCCTCTGCGGGAGGCGATTGCTGCAGGTACTCGCGTTGAGTTCGCCCGCCCGCGGTTCGTGGCAAAGTTCAAGTCGGAATTCACGCTGCCAAGCGTGGTCGAGGCGTTCTTCGTCACACAGCAGTCCATCCAGTTTGTTGAGGCGTTCTAATGGGCTGGGTTCCGGACAACGTCATTGATGAACTGCGCGGCAGCCATCAGCTTGGGATATTCCTTCGCATTGGCACGACGCCATCGCTGCATATGTGGTTCGGGATCAACGATATTCCGGCTAACTTCGATAGCATCGACCCAACCGGCACGGTTTACCTGGGCGGCGGCAAGCTAGTCGGCGTTCCTACGCTTGAGGTGCTGGTAAACGGCACGGCGGACAGCGTGGAATTCACGCTTTCCGGTATCGACCCGACGTCCGCCGCGAGGATGATAGACAGCCTGCCTGCCGTTCGTGGCGCCACGGTGCAAATGGGCATAACGACGCTCGATCAATACTACCAGCCGATGAGCAACGTCATTCCGATCTGGACTGGCACCGCTTCGCACGTATCCGAGTCATCGCCAGCCACCCCTAGCGAGCAGTCTGTCACGCTGACGCTTTCTCTGGCTGTCGTTGCGGGAGAAGCGACACGGTCTCGTGGCGCTCGTTCAGTCTGGTCGACCCCGCATCAAAAGGCGATCTCGCCAACTGACAAGTTCTGCGACGGCGTCAGCAGGCTAGCCAGAGGCGTCCAGCCGGTCTGGCCAAATTTCTAGGCCACAGCGCCCGAGGTATTCATGACATTGCAGGAATTCCTGGCCCTGCCACACCGTTTCCGGTGGGGCGGGATGGGCGGCGACGATTGCACGACGTTCTGCGGCACATGGTTGCGGGAAAGCGTGGGGATCGACCCGGCAGAAAAATACCGCGGCACCTACAGCACAGCAAAGGGCGCCCACGACATCCTCGCGAGGGTAGGGGGCGTTGTTGCGTTTGCCGCCGCAGCGCTGGAGCCCTTGGGCTTCAAGCGAATCCAGGACCCGCAAGATGGCGACGTTGGCGTCGTCAAGGCGCCGGCAGGACTGGACGGCGAGACCAAGGAAATCTGCGCAATTCGTTTCGGCCCGCTTTGGGCGCTGCTGTCGCCATCCGGAGTCGTCGCCAAGAAGTTGGACCAAATTGCCGTATGGCGCGCGCCCGGTGGAGATCGAAAAGAATGAGTTTCCATCACCGCATGATGCTGCAGCGCTACGGCCTCGGTAGCACGACTTCGCTCTACAGCGAGGTCATGTTTGATCCCATCTTCACGCCGATCTTCACGGCGGTGCTTGGCTCCGGCGGCTTCGCGATCGGCGCTACGACGATCAGTTACGCATCAATCGCGTCCGCGATCGCGACGACGGCCATTTCTATCGGCCTTCAGGCGCTGATGGCGCAAACACCAAAGCCGCCAAAGCCGGAAGACGGGAGGTCTCCGCTGAACCAGGCCATCCCATTTCGCACCTACGCCGTCGGCCGAACTCGGCTTGCCGGCGCGCGGATGATGTGGGAGGCCGTGGGGTCTAACCTTTATTCTGTGCAGGCCATCGCCGGCCACAAGATTAAGTCGTTCAACCGGTTCTACCTGAATGACGACGAGGTGACGGTCGTCAACAATGTCGTCACGCCGCTCACAACGGGCGGAAGGTACGGTGCAGGCTCGGCGAATGTCCGGCTCTACACCCGCCTCGGCGACAATCCAGAGACTCCCTATGCGGAGCTTGTCTCGGCACTTGGCGCCGACGGCATCTGGACCAACGCTCATCGGGGAGACGGTCAGGCTTCGCTGGCAATGCGGGCGCACAATGCGGACGCGCAGGACCAGCAGACGGCTTTCCCATACGGCGCGCCTTCTCCTTCGGTGGAGATCGACGGCGCTTTTTGCTGGGATTTCCGAGATCCAGCGCAGAGCCCGACGAATCCGAACACTTGGACGTGGACCCGTAACTCAGCGGTCATCTGCGCGTGGCATCTCTGCTTCAACGAATTCGGTTTCGGCCTCGATTACGCCAAGGCGCTACTTCCGGTCATCGACTTGTGGAAGGAAGAAGCCGACGTTTGCGACGAGCTTGTACCGCTAAAAGGCGGGGGCACAGAACGGCGCTACGAGTGCAACGGCTGGGACACGACCGAGAACGGCCCGAAGTCGGGGCTGAACGCAATCCTTTCGACCTGCGACGGCCATCTGGTTGCGCGCGGCGATGGAGCCCGCATCCTGACGGTCGGCAAGTTCCGCGAAAGCAGAACGGCAACGCTGACCGATGCCGACATCGTTGGTCATCAGGTCCAGTACGACGTGCTGTTCGAGGACGAGTGCAATCGGCTTGTGCCGAAGTTCACTTATCCGGCCACGAATTACACGAGCTGCGACACTGACTTTTTCGAGGACACAGCCGCGCAGCTAAGCGCCGGCCGCGTTTTGACGCAGGAGGGCAGCTACGAATGGTGCCACCAATGGCGGCAAGCAAGGAGGCTTGGAAAGCGGGACTGGCTGCGATTGCGGCAGAAAGTCAAGGGAAGCCTCGATGTTCGGCTCTCCGGCATCAACGCTGTCTATGCGCGATGGGTAAGGCTGGAAACGCCGAGCCGCCTACCGCGGCTGGACGGCAAGCTTCTGGAAAACCGTAGGTCTGTGCTCGCCCTAACCAAGGGCGGATTTTCGATGGATTTCGTCGAGCAGCCGGACGGCATTGACGACTGGAATCCGACGACGGAAGAGGGGCAGCAGCCTCCGGTTCCTCGGGCTGTGAACGCCTCGAATATTCCGACCCCCGTCATCAACCTTATCCAGGCGAAGGCGAGCAACAACTCGGTTTACATACGAGTGGTTGTCATTGATCCTGCTGACGATAGCTTTATCCCGGTAGTTCGTTACCGCGTTGCTGATATCGGTGCGGGTACGCCTGGTGCATGGATCGAGCAGCCATTTCCTGGGGCGGACCCGTCTGGCGGCTACATCAATCTGAACACCAACACGGTTCCGGTCGATCAGGAGCTCGACGTGCAGGTTGCGTTCAAGGCGGCCAACGGAAAGTACTCCAACTGGTCGGTCACCGAATCAGTGACGTCGACAGCCGACCCGACTCCGCCTGGTGTAGTTACCTCGCCGAGCGCGACTGGCGGTGTAGGTACGGCAACGTTCAATTGGACCGCTCCGAACAGCAGCAATTACGCTGGCGCGAAGATATACTGGAATACGGTCGATAATTTCGGAACGGCTAGCTACGCGGGGCCGCCAGAATATGGCGCGTCGTCCAGCGCAGATTCGACCGCTAGGTCGTTCGTCGCCGGCACCTATTACGGCTGGGTAGTGTCGATCAACCATTCCGGCATTGAAGGCACAGCCGCTGCGACGGGCACGTTTACCGTGACCTGACGCAGCCTGCGTCTGCCTGCGCCAACGCCACACAACAGCATCAACTTTCAAGCCCTGGCTAGCGCCGGGGCTTTTCTTTTCAGGAGTCCTCCGTGGCATTCTCTCCGAACGCTGAAACAGTTTACGCAGACGGGCCGTTCGGGTCTCCGCTGCAGCCGGCAAAGCCCGAAATTCGCACGCTTCTTGCCCAGTACGAGGCGGCAATCGACGCTTATTCGTCTGGCGCTGGTTCGATCGCAAAGCCGACTCGCGCGCTGCTGTTCGCAGATCTGGCGCACACTGCCGACAAAACTGCGTGGGTCTATGCGGACCCGACCGTTGCCTTCAACGGCATTTACCGGAAGTCTGGCGCTTCTGGCGCGGGCTCCTGGTCGCTTATCCTGCCGCTGCCATTCAGCTTCATCATCGCTTCTGACGTGGGCGCGGGCACGGCCAACGCCATTCAGGCGACTACTTCAATCCCCCTTTCGGGTTCCGCTCTCGTCTGGATGAACATTTTCGAGGCGAACACCGCATCGCCGGTCACCGTTTCCTTCAACGGCGGATCCGCGCTGGCGATCAAGACGAATAGCGGCGAGGACGTGGAGCCGGGCGGCCTCCAGGCCGGCATGATCATCCTGGGCGTCGTCAGCGGCTCGACCTTCCGTCTATTTAGCGATCAAGCCATCGCACAGCGATTGTTTCAGGCGAGAGACGACGCCGAGGTGGCTGCCGCAGCAGCAGAGGCTGCCCGAGACATTGCCGCTGGCTATGCCTCGGATGCTGTAAGCCAAGGCAACGTACCGATCTATGCGACCGTTGTCGGAATGGCGGCGATCAACGTGCCGCCGGGGATCAACGCGCTCCGCGTCAACGGGTACTACGCGGTCGGCGATGGGGGTGGGGCGTTCTATGCAAAGGTTGGCAGCGAGCCTGCTCACGCGGGAAAATTTCAAAGTTCAGACGGAGCTTGGTGGGAGCTTACGGAGAAGAGACCAAACAGTCGTATGTTCGGTGCGAAAGCCGACGGCGCCACCCTGGACACCTCCGCAGTTCAAGCCCTAGTCGATTACAGCGCGGCATTTGCCGTCCCGGGATCGCTAGTTAACGGGGTCCACCTCTCCGATACAATCACACTTGCGTCTGGAGCGACCTTGATCGGAAGCGGCTGGGATGCAGCCATCAGAGCGAAAGATGGTGTCACCGGCGGAAAGCTGCTCATCAATGCGGACGCTGTCGGCGGCAATGAACGGATCAAAATCTCCGGCATCAAGATCGACCTCAATATGAATGGTCAGACAGGTAGGCAGGATATGTTCCAGCTTACTAAGTGCCGGAAATCAACAATTTCAGACTGCCTCATCGTTGATGCAAGATGGCCTCACCTTGTGCTGCGCCAGTGCGACGGGTGCCATGTCGTATTCAACGAAATACGCGGCGGGATCGGGCATGGAGTCGTTCTCCGGACTGGCTGCTTCCAGAACCTTGTTGCATTCAACTACATCCACGACATCGGCCCGCAGGATGGATTTGACTTCGGCGATGGAGCTCTGCGCGCGTACGGCGTTTTCCTTTACGATGGGAATTCTACAGACAACACTATCCAAGGGAACCGGATCGTCGCGCCTAATGGTCACGGAATTTATTTCGGCGGCAATGGGACGAATGAAAACTACAACGACAATAAGATTCTCGACAACATTGTTATCAGCGCCGGTGCTCGTAACATAGTACCTACACACCACGGTATTTGGATATCGTTCGGGCTAAGGAATCTAGTACGTGGGAATACAGTTCGCGGTTCTGCCCAAGATGGCATTAAACTTAACGAGGGTGCACATAGAAACATCATTGAGAGCAACTACGTATATTCAAACGGGCGGCACGGCATCGCCTTGGATAATGCCGATAGCAACCGTATTGCGGGCAACAACGTGTTCAACAACAGTCAGGCCGTTCCGGCTGCGGCTGACGGTATCGCAATTGGTCCTTTTGGCCCCTGCCTTCATAACGAGGTCGTCGGCAACTTTTGCTACGATACGCAGACAATAAAAACTCAGCGGTGGGGGATATTCGAAACCACAGCTCCGGGGTCGGACGACAACACTGTGCGGGACAATCGTGTTCACGGCAACTCCCAGAATGAGCAGCTCAGCACTCGGGGAGCCCTCACTAGGTCCCGGCAAAATGACATCCGGGATACGAACGGAAACGAACTTGAAACAGTAACGATTACGGGTAGCCAGACGATACAGGCATCGAGCAGGGCTGTTCTGCTAAACGTGACAGCTCCCCGTACGGTCAACCTCCCTGTGGATTTCACCGTAACGGATGACTACGAGGTTTTGCTAGTCGATATAGGCGGAAACGTGGCCACGCATAACGTTACGGTGGTCCCCTCATCGGGTTTCACGATCAACGGGACCACCTCGTTCATCATGAATCAGAATAACCAGCGGACGCGCATCGTGAAGGTGCCGGGTCAGAAGCGATTTGTGACCTTCTGAGTGCATTGGCTGACACTCTTCCCCCGGTGATGGTAGTCTCCCCGGCGAGCAGATTCGGGGGGAGTTGATGCCTTTCTTGAAGTTCATGAAGTCAGAGCATTTGCTTTACGTCATGGAGCGGGAGACGCTTCGTCTTTGTCGACAAGGATACTATCGACGAATGTACGAATCGACGAAGGACCACTTCCGCGGAGATGACCAAGACGGACGCTCCAAGTTGGTCGCCTCGAACATTTTGACGTCGGGTGGGGACGAAATAAGCGAGAAACTTCAACGTCACGGCATAATCATAAAAGGAAAGGACACGTCGATCGGCCAGCTTTCCGTTGGCGCGACGTTCGACTGTTTCCTCTATTGTGTGGCGCATGGTGAGTTCGAGGATCTCAAGCCTGCGATGTACACCAAGTCCGAAGCGAATTCGGACCCATACGATGCTTGTTTAGAGTTGGTGGACGAAGGAAGATTTCTTCGAAAGCTAGAGGGGCTCTCGGTGAATACGCCCTCCGCGCCAGTCGGTGGACTTTCTTGGAGAGCATCTAAATTTCTGAAGGTCAAATACACTGACGAGCCAGGTGACGCGTTGTCAGAAGATCATTCGCCACTCATCAAAAGAACACTGTTTTCTTCGCAAAGGGAGTGGCGGCTCTTGTTTGACGTGCACGACGAACGGGGGCAGAGGGCATGGCAAGATGTAGATCTTATCGAGCTACATGTCCCCGGGCTGAGCGAGTGTTTTAGAATTGTGGACGCGGGGCCGTCAGGCTCCGGTTGAATGCAAACTCAAAGACGACTCAGCGGGAAGGTGGACCACTATCGTCAAGCAGCCGGGAGATCTCGAACAGCAAGTCGACTACGCCGCCGAAGGCGTTGTCGGTCTTTTGATGGAACTCGCGAACCTGCGCTAAGGACACGTGCCACATCTCGCCGTTGTACGAGTCCCAGCGCTTGGTTTCATACGCCGAGGACATGAGCCACCAGCCGTAACGTCCGTTGTCATCTGAGTAATTACGCACGACGCCGTGGGCTAGCTTGTTCCTAAATCCTCGCAGGACACCGATCTCCTGAAATAGTCTTTTTGCTACTGGCGCTGCGCCATTTGGATCGTCGGTGAATTCGAAGAATGCCTCTACTGCTGCACAAACGATATCGGATCGAGTGGATGAATTCTCGATCCGACCTATCGAACGACGGCAGATTTGAGATGATCGAGAGTTAAGATCGCGAGTGATAAGGCCGGGGAACAGCATTGCTATCGAAAACTCCAAGTCCTCCCATCTACTCAGCGAAGCACCTATCCACGTATAGATTGCGTCCGGAGACGGTTCCCCCTGAGTAGCGGGTGGTCCATCGCTGTGAAGCTTGATCGCAGCCGTCATGTGTATTCCTTGTGCCTGAGAACGCGCCGTCACGGGGAATCGGCTCGTTCGACGAGTTAACTTTTCATCATAAACAACGAGCTCGGTCGAGCTATGAAACTCAGCCTCGACCCGAGCAAAAACGCGAAGCGTGTTTAACCGCTGCAGCTCTCGAGCTTGCAAGACGCCACCACCACAAGGAATCCAAATGACCATCACGACCACGTCACCGCGTGGGCGTGACCGCGCACCGTCGCACTAACGACCACCACATCGCAGGAGACACTATGGACCGCGCGAAATTCTTCGCGGCGGTGCGCTCACCCCTGTTCGCCGGAAAGATGTCCGACGCGCAGGTGAGGGGCATCGACGCAATTCTTGACGAGGCCGAGCGCCGCGGCACCCCTCTAAAGCACCTGGCCTACATGCTCGCCACCGCCCATCACGAGACGGCCAGAACGATGCAGCCGATCGCCGAATACGGCAAGGGCGCTGGCCGCAAGTACGGCGTCAAAGGCAAGTACGGGCAGGTTCCCTATGGGCGCGGCTATGTCCAGTTGACGTGGGACTCGAACTACGAGCGCGCCGATAAGGAGCTTGGCCTGAAAGGAGCGCTGCTGCGCAACTTCAACCTCGCCATGCGGCAGGATATCGCGGCCAAGATCATGTTCGAGGGCATGACCGCAGGCTGGTTCACCGGGCGCCGGCTCGCAGACTACATCGTCGGCGACAAAGCCGATTACGTCGGCGCGCGCAGGATTATTAACGGCACGGATAAGGCCAAGACGATCGCTGGCCATACCGCCGTGTTCGAGGCGGCGCTGAAGGCTGGCGGCTATGGTACGCGCGCCGTTGTTCCGGCCTCCGGCGGGTTATGGGCTGCTCTCGGCCGCGTCCTGCTCGCGCTCATCAAAGGGGGCAAGAAATGACCGTCTGGATTCGCATTGCGCTCTACATGGTCGCTGGGTGGCTCTACGGCTCCGGCTACATCGGCGAGGAAGTCAGGGCCATGATTACCGAGGATCCCGCCATCGCAGCCTCCATTGAGGCGGGCATTGTTGCGGCTATCGGCGCAGTTCCCGTCGCGTGGTGGCAGTGGGCCAAGAAGATGGGGCGGCCGACGTGATCTTAATGGCGGCAATCTGGTCCCGTTTTTCTGGCTGGCTAACAACTGCCAGCGTTGCGCTCGCGATCGTCGCGGGCGCTTTCTTTTACGGACGCTCCTGCGGCAAGGCTGATGCCAAGGCGGAGCAGGCTAAGGCAAACGCGAAAGCCATAAAACAGGCGAGGGGCGTCGAAGATGAAGTTCAAAACATGGGGGGTGGCGACGTTGATCGCGCTATCTCTAAGTGGCTGCGTGACGCAGGGTAACTACTGCGACATTGCGCGCGCCGTTCGGCCGTCCGTCGAAGACAAGATGACGGAAGGAACCAAGCGCCAGATCCTGGCGGAGAACTCCAAGCTGGAGAAGCTTTGCGGGGTGAAGCCGTGACCGGCGCCGAGATTATGTATGCCGTCGGTTTCTTCGTCGGCGTGTTCGGCGCGATCTTCGGCGTATGGAAATACGTTGACGGCAAGATCGGAGCAGTACGCGACGAGCTATCTGCTCATCGTTTGCATGTTGCGGAATCCTACGTAACCAAAGCCGGCATGCTCGAACAGACGTCTCAAATCATGAGGGCAATCGAAGGCGTCGGCAATCGAATCGACGCTTTCGGCGAGCGACTAGACCGCGTTTTCGAGCAGCGCACTGGCCGCTCCACTAGATCATAACAACAAAATTCTGCGGTTATCTTTGCCCTATCCCTGACCGGGGGTGGGGTTTTTGTGCTGAAATCTTAGTGCAGGCGGGTGCGCGCGCCTTTTGAATTCGAATCGTGTCGCCGTCGAGCACCACAGCGCGGCCGATGACCGATCAAGAAGCGCTCTATTCTCGTTAGAGCAAGACTGCGAAGCCTATGGGTAGGGGGCTATCATGATCGCATTTAGACGGTCACCTAGCCGCTCTTCCACATCTTGCCGGAGTTCGGAAAAAATATCTGGATTGATGGTGATCGGAATGCATGTTGCCTGAATTGTATTGCTATAGGGGCTAAATAGCCCCATCCAGTTTCTAATCGGGTTCGACAGTGACATGGCCGTATAGGCGTACTGAATTGGGCCAGGCTTTATGGCAGCAGACATCCCGAAGCAGTTGTTGCGGCTGCTCTCCCAAAAACGATTACCAACGGAATTGGCCTCTGGTCCAACAGAGAGTATTGTGCTTGAAACATAGGCAAGTGGTTCCCCCAGCGTCCCAAGCCAGAATTCCAGCAATTGCGCCACAGTTTGATTATTGCTTTCTGCAGAGAACTTCTGAGGGGAGTCCATTACTGATGCCCACCTCGTTTCTTCCTCGATAGAATCCATCAGAGTAGCGATGTATTCATCGCTTTGCTGCATTGCAGGATCGTATATCTTGTCATCGCTCCAGCCTTGTTGTCTAAGCTTCGCGCGAAAAACGCTCTGAATCCAAAGATCTGTTATTGTCACGCAATCGACATCATTCTGAGAAAGACCCGCCATCAGAAGCAGGTGATTGCCGGATGCGCCAATTTGATCGACGTTTGTCATGATTTCCTCGCGTTGTCTTTAATGTAGGTCGCCATTAAGCTGCCGCCCATCGCGTCCCTTCTAAGCGGCGCGGCGCACTACATGTTCGTAATGCCGCCAATCCCGCCGCTAGCAACATGACCTGCCTCGGAGGTGACCGCTTTGTCGTCGGACGTCTCGCTGCTTTGTCCAGCGGCCGAACCATCTGCAACAGGGGGGTCTTCTTCAGCCCGATCCTCTGCGCTGTAACGTGGGTTGTATCGCATGGTGGCTTCGCTGGCATGAGGCGCATCGCCCTGGGTGACCGCATCTGATCCGGATGGAGCGGCTTTGGAGCGATCTTCAATTGCAACGCCACCCGGATGCCCAGAATTCGATTCTCCTTGGATATCTCCCGCTGCGGAACCGCCTGCTACGTTCTCGGCGGCAGGAATGGACCAAGGCGGCATTTTGTCTAACGAGCTGGAATGAGCGGCTGTGCTAGGTTCGCCGGAGACGGCAGAGTATTCGGGTGGATCTTCGATTGTCTTCTTGGCCATGACGATCTCCACTGTTGCGCGTTGGTTGGATTGGGTAAGGCGGCCCGACTTCTCACTCTGTTGAGCCGGCGTCAGGTGCGGCGTGGTCGTCTGCTGCATGACAGTTCGCCGAGCCTGACAACCTTTCAGGCGCGCTCGCGCACATCATCTGGCTATCAAGCCAGCGCGTCCAAGACTACCCTACGTTTTAATGGTGCTCGCCTATTTGCTGTCGAAAGTTGCAGCTTTGGGCCGGCACGAGTAAGGGAACGATAGTTGGCCGTCACAGTTTCGCGAGAACGTCGACCTGCGGAACCGGGGTCGGCCCTTCGCTCCGATGCAACTGAAGCAGCTTCACCTCAACGTGCAGACCCCGGTACGCTGCTTCGCGAATCGCCTGGTTGAAGATCCGCATTGACTCGCGCAGGTTGTGGGCGGCTTCACGTTGTTCTTCTGTGATTGTTACGGTCATAGCCCGGTTATTCCGCGCGTCATCCGCGCCGTCAATGACGCCTGGGTGGTAGGGCCGATTTTCCATTCCGGCTGATGCTCAGAACAGAACCAGTTAGGCTCCGCCCGACCGATCGCGAAACCGAAGCTGCCCCATTTTAAGCAGCCAGGGTGCTCGCAATAATGCACATAGGGTCCGGCCTCATAGTGCGGCTTTGCGCCCTGTTCGTCGCTCACCGAAAACCTCCTCCTCGGCCGGCGCCGAACTGCCGCTCGAAGGCCTCTTCCCAATTCGGATGGCAGGAGGCGCCGACGTGCTTCAAGGGCTCGAAATGGTATCGCGCCAGAAGTGCGGCCGAGATTATTCGCGCCATCTCCTTTCGCGCGCCTTCGGCTTTCAGCCGGTCGCGGTCGCAGGCGGCCCGCCTCAGTTCAAGCGGGATCGCGTAGAGCGTCTGCGTAACGAATGGCGCGATCGCCGGGGACCGCAACACTGTCTCGGCATCGAAGATGGCAAAGGCCCCGAAGGATTCGGCAATACCCTTGGCGAGCTCCTGGACGCCACGCACCTCGACGGGACGGCGATACTGGTCTAGGCCGGCATAGGCCCGCCTTTGGTGCGGAGGCATTACCGCTAGATCAATTTCGATTGCGGTTCCTATCTCATCTTCAAGTGTTCGCATGATGCGCGCCTTTCTAATTCGCCCCTGATTGATGGATTGGCGCGCCGCATCGCCGCCGGATGTTCCTAATATGTTCTCTCAGCCGAAAGAGTCAATTCGGCTTTTCACGGGCCTGTGCGTTAATGGGCTAATGGCAAGAGCATCGTCCAAAACACCGCGCGGCACCTCATCGCCGGACCCGATGCCGGAGCGGGTTGATCCATGTCTGGCGATGCTAGTAGCCAAGCCGCCAAAAGGGCCGGACTGGGCCTTTGAGGTGAAATGGGACGGCTACCGTCTGGCCGTTCACGTGGAGCCGGACAGGGTACGGATAATCACACGCGGCGGCTACGACTGGACGCCCCGCTTTGCTTCAATCGCCGCAGAGGCGCGCCAGCTTGGTTACGAAACCTTAATCCTCGACGGCGAGGCGGTTGTCCTTGACGATCAGGGGCGGTCGGACTTCGGCATGCTTCAGCGCGCGCTCGGTAAGCGACCTAGCTTGCATGATCCACGCGAAATCATCTTCTTTGCTTTCGACCTTCTCTATGTTGATGGTTGGGACCTGCGCCGACTGCCGCTTCGCGAACGCCGGTGGCTGCTCGACCCGATAGTCGCCGGCCGTGCCGGTGCCATCCGGCTATCGGAAGAGGTCCAGGCTGACGGCGACGAGTTTTTTCGCGTCGCCTGCGCGCACGGCCTCGAAGGCATCATCGCCAAGCACGTCGAGAAGCCCTATCGCTCAGGTCGGGGCGAGTGGTGGCAGAAGATCACCTGCAAGCGGCGCGACAGCTTCGCGGTTGTTGGTTTCGAGCCGTCGACCGTGCCTGGTCATCTCGGCCGTCTGCTGCTCGCCGCGCGGAAGGATGGCGAGCTCGTCTATGTCGGCGGCTGCGGTACCGGCTGGTCAAACCAGCTTTCACGAGAGCTGCGGAAGCTGCTCGAGGAGATGGCGACGAAGACGCCGGCCGTGGCCCTCAGGAGGAAAGGCGCCGTATTCGTTGAGCCGGTGCTCGTCGCCGAGGTCGAGTATCGCGCCTGGACGGATGACGGGAAGCTACGGCATGCGTCGTTTAAGGGGATCAGGGAGAGGGAGGGTGGAGCGGAGGTGTTTGAGCTCGCAATCACGACTCTGAGATGACTCAGTCGTGAGGGAAATCACCCCGCCAAGGCGGTCGTGCGAGGGCTTTTCGCCGACGCCTATACCGTAGTGGCGAGGGCATCGAAACCCATCAGGCGATCCGGGCTGATTGATTCGAATTGCCAGCGCGGAATACGGTCACGATCGCTTTTTATCTTCGTAAGTATGGCTCCCAGCTCTTCCTTATCTTTCACACCGAGCAATGGCTTTATCCTCTCAAAATACTTTCCTGATTTTGCGCGAGCAAATATTTCGAAAGCGGCACCGTAACGATCGCTATATAGAAGAGTCTCGGGCCACCACATGTGCCAAGCGTTGGACGAAGATTGACTCCGAATGTAAAGAATAAAATCGGCTGTCATTACACAAGAAAAGTCAATCCCTGTGCTTTTATTGCGTTCCTTTAGCATATCCGCTCGCAAGGACAACCTGTTTAATTTCAAGCGACGATTACGAAAATCTAATATCTTCATCGGATTTTGGAATGATAGGTACGAACGCATACTACTTTCAGGATTGACAATATTTCTTAGGTAGTATTCGTTCTCGATTAAATGATTTGCAGCTTCAAATTGCTCATTTTGGATAAAAATTCCTAAGCAATACAAAAACAGCTCATGAACGATAAAATTGAAATTGTCAAAGTCCACATCATACGAACTATGAACGCTTTCAGGACGATATTGGTACGGCAGGAGGCGCTCAAAAAACCTATGCACAGCCTCTAACATCTCTTCAGATGTATTGTAGTTAGCTATATTTGTAAAGACGGTAATAAGCTCATTTCTGTAATGAGTAAACTCATCTATATTGGATATTACAAGATCGTCGAAAGTATCTTTGTTGTCTTTATTCATCGCTATCCGAAAGGCTTCGAGGTCTCGCGATATGACCTGAAAATACTCTTTGGCTGCCGCGACGCCGTTACTGTCGCCAGATCGTATCGCCTCATTTGCTCGGCGAAACAGCAATGAACTCGCGATTCTTGGCGTCGCAGCTTCTTCCGATAGAAAACTGGGTCGCTCGCCGACTGGTGGGCGAACGTTGAGAGGTGCGTCCCAGGCCCAGCGAACTAGCCGTTCGAACTCTGTGGAATACGACGCCGCATTCGATAGGTCGATATAGATTCGCCCCTTGTAATAGACTGGTAAATACGGAGCACCGTCGCGATCCCGTTCTCTGACGACGGCAACGAACTTATCTTGGGCTTTCTTGGCGTATATTTCAGGCGTAATAATTTGCGCCTCTGTTCCGGCACCTCCCGCACGGGCATCAGATTTCCTTGCGTAAACCTCATCGCATATTAGCAAAACCTTGTTGACCTTCGGGTCGGTGACCATGCTCTCCATGAATGCGTGAGCGTCGTGTCCGGGTTGCAGATCCCATTTGTCGAGAATGACATCGATTCCAGCGCCCACCAATTCCTCGGCAAAGCTTAGTACCCAGGCTTGGTGGTCTGGGTTGCTCCAGCTGTACGAAATGAACAGTCTCGGCTTATGTGTCTCAGCTTCAGTCATCGTAACCTCGAAACTCCAACGCGCGCTACTTACACCCCTTAGCCTTGATCGAAGATTCGATCGCATTGACCTTGCCCTTCGACACGGCGACTTGGCCTTCCTTATCCCCTCCGAAGGTGCTGGACGCTGGCACACCGACCAAGAACACGCCGATGGCATCGCCCGTCGCTGCCTGATTCTGTTGCTTCGAAACGGCAGCGAGATTGGCCTGCTCTTTCATCAGCTCTTGCGCCAGACCCTGACAGCTTTGATTGCTGTACGCCGCCATCGGAATATCGACCGGAACGATTGCGTCAGGACGTTTTGCGCAGGAAGCCATAGCCAGCGCGGACGCCAGCACGATCAGACCGATTTTCATGTAATGCCCCTCAAAGAAGAAATTTAGCCCACGCGCAACTAAGCATGGCGGCGCGCTGTGGGGAAGGGGAGATGGGCTGTTGTTCCACAGGTGGGTTGGGTCAACGCGCTTCTCGTACTGCTCGCCGCAAGTCGCGCTCACGACGCCATCTTTGCAAGCCGGTTTCAGCCTGCTTCTCGCGAACATCGAGCCCGCTGATCTCGTCGAGTTTCGCATCGATTGCGCGCTTGTCCCACTTCCGCGTGCCAGGTATGGCCGGGGGCATCTTGTGACTGGCCACCCACATCGAAAAGCATGTCGGAGAGATGCCGCAGTATTCAGCCGCCTCTTTGCGGCCGATGAGGCGAGGGGAGTCATTCATCGACAGGCCTCCTGGCGCGGCGTTGAGACTTCCACATGCCCAAGTTCTCTTTCCCGTCGGGCGCTACCGCCGCGAAGCCGGCAGTGATGCCAAAATAACCGTCATAGAATTTCCGCACGAGCGGCACTGGTCTGCCGTCGTGCAAGGGGTCGATGCGCGGGAAGCCTTTGCGCTCGAGTTGCGGAATGACCGTTTTCACCCACATGGATGCGCGATCCTTACCCACAATCGCCACGGCCAGTTCTTTGTCGGTGGCGAAGAGCGGAAGTTGGGAAAGAAGATCGATCTTCATTGGCGGCGCTTCCGTTTTTTCTGCGTGAGCTGCTGTAGCGAATGTTGAAGCCGCACATCAGACAGAAACCCTTTCACGCTAATGGCGCGCCCTCGTGAGCTCGTCGGCATTGCCCGCTGAGCCTGCCAGATATCGAGCAGATCGCGCTCGCTGAAAAAGTACTCCCGGCCGATCATGGAGCACGCCCCCAGATCGCGGCCGAGCTTGATCATCGTCCGCCGGGATACGCGCAAACGTTCGGCTGCTTCGTCAGTTGTGTAAACGGTGTCGAGGGGAATCGTTGGGGGCATAAGCACCTCTCTCACTCACGTTTCAAGGTTGCCACCGAAAAAGACTCCGGTAGCAGGTTCGCCCTTTTTGTGGTGAGAGGCCGGGTCGCCTTAGCGGTTGGTGAGGCCGCGAGGTGGAGGCTATTTGCACGAGATTTTGCGGTCAAGCGTCAGTGCAACGTTTGCACAGGGCCTTCTAGAAAAGTGCGAATTCCGTCCCGCTGTACGATGGCTAAAAATTCTTCGTACGCTTCTTGATCAGTATCAAAGGTGTCATTCCAAACCGTCGTGTTCCCATCCTCGTCGACCACCTCAAGCGTCCAGTCGTGGTTGGTGCCCGCAACGCGGTAAATGCGCAGAGACAAAGATACTTCATCGTCGACGAACTCGCCGGAGAAGTCTGAGAACTCGTATTGCTGTTCGGATTCGGTCATTCGGCTTTATAGCACGCACAGGTAAGGCGCAGGGGTGAATCTCATCAAGCAGCCAACCGCATGGAAGAGCAGGACCGCCGAAAGTGCGCTCCACGCGGCGACAACGGTCAAGCTGAGAGTGAAGGCAAGAACGACGGAGAGCTTGCCGTACGCAGTCGCCTCGAAACGCTTACCGAACTTGAAGATAAGTTTCTCTGGGGGTTTCATCGGAGTCCTTTCACCAAAAGAGAATTGGTGCGAACTCGATTTAATTATGCTGCGTGGCTCGGCGATGTAGGTCAAGGGGAGGTTTAAGTCGCGGGAGCTGACCCATGCCAAAGTCCTTTAGTTTTCAAAGGTGTGAGTGCCGGCATTTTTCTTTTTCGTTTTTGTCCACTGTCCCCAATTGAAGCTGCATACTGCTTCGCTCACTAAGCCTGCCGATCCCGCAGGCGGACGCCTGGGCCGTTGCCGTTCTGATCAATGAACATGATCCCGGCGCTCTCGAGTGCCGTCTTAATTTTGGCGCTTGTCACGGAGTTCAATCCCCCGCGCTCGTTCTCAAAACGCGTGATTGTTGCTGTGGTTACCCCAGCGAGCTTTGCCAGATCGCGAACGCCGATTTTCAGCGCCGCGCGTGCCATCCTCAGTTGAGCGGAATCCATAGTTATTACCCTGTGACAAATAATTGATACGGGGTGTTGACTTTGGATTTGTCACCCTGTATCAAATACCTATCACAGGGTAATAAGTCAACGAGGAGCCTACAAATGACCGTTCACGTCCGTACAGAAGCGTTCAAACCCAACAGAACTGCCTTGCCGCGCAGCTTGGTAAGAAGAAGACCGATCTGCCGCACACAGTCTGTAGCGGTAGCGAACGACGCGCTGCTCGATGTCGACATAATCGAAATCGATGGTATCAGAGTTCTCGACACTGAGGCGGCGCGTATCGAACACGCAAAAAACGTGGCGACGCTGCACCAATTCGAAGTCGGTGATCTCGTCGACCTCCACCTTGCCGCTCGCGGTCACTTCGGAGCCATTGTCCTCGAGCGCCACCTTTTCGCCCCTGGCCCAAACGGCGGTCGTGCCGTGACATTGCTGTTCGTCGATGGCGGGCCGCACCTCATCACGCTCTCAGAGCGGTATTTGAAACTGCTCGAATACTGGTACTGGACCGAGGACGAGGTGGCTCTCTTTCTCTCGTCACTGGCCCAACGCCGTGTCGATGCGTGAAGGCATCGACCATTTGGAGGCAGCATGGACACGCGCGCAGGAAGGTATTTCAGGTGGCTTCTGTTCTGGCAGCAGCAAGGGCGCTGCTGCTACTGCGGCGAGCACGTGGTCCTGACCTACCGGCCATACGACGCTGCGCGGCCATATGCAGCTACACTGGAACATCTACAGCGCCGCGCTGATGGCGGCGCAGGCCATCCCTCGAACCTGGCCATGGCGTGCAAGCGCTGCAACAATACGCGCGGCGCTCGTGACTGGCTTACCTATTGCAGTTGGATCCGCAAGGAATTTTAGGCCCATCAAGCATCTCACAGTCACCTATGGCCGGCGCGGTCCACCACCTGCGCCAACACCAGCAGCGCGCCGGCCGGTAATCAACGAGCCACCACTGCACCAGCCGTCAGCGTCACCATCCGACGGCCCCCGTGCTAAAGATCATCCTGCGCTACCGCAACCGTCTGCAGCGCCAACGGATGCGTTGGTTTCGGAGGGGGAGATTTAGCCTCAGCGATCAACTTATCAACCCATTTCTGGCTGTATGTGTAATCTCTGTGCGCCTGATGATAGATGCAGTACGTTCGGTCCGTTTTGTCTTTGCTAGGCGCACTATTTGTTGGTCGAACTTTGTATTTTTGCCAAGCTCTTGTGTGATCCGCCATCGTAAAGACCTTGCCGGCTTTCTTCACCGCAGCGACAACGTCGCCCGGCTTGAAGGGGTATAGCTCGTCCGCGACTTTGAATTTTTGAAGCACGTTGTGAATGGTTTTACCTTCTTCAGAATCGGGGTGCACAAAGTGAATGTGCGCTTGCCCCTTAGAGGCGCTGTCGAAGGTGTAGACGACCTTAAATTGGTACTCGATGTCGTTCAGCTCCTCTTCGGTTTTTCCAGCGTTCAAGGCAGCGTCGAGCGCTTTGATGTTATCTGGAATGTCGTATTGGTGAAGCTGGGCCACCTGCTCAAGCGCCATCTTCCCAAATTGGAGGGCAATCGATAGGTTGTGTCGTAAACTGACTCGCTCGCCGTGGAAGTCGACCAAACATTTATCGAAGTTCAAGCAACATGCCTGAAAGAGCGTCAACCAATTCCCATCGCTCCGACCAAAGAGCTTATGCTCTACCTCATCTCGGATCAGCTTCAACGCTTCTAGATTTTGCTTAATACCTTTGCTTAAAGGGCAGTCTTTCCGCGAAAGCATGTGGCTTAGAGAGAATGTTGTTCCTTCGGCGTTGAGGATCGGTATTCCCTCCAATCGTTCATAATAGTCATGCATGAGGTAGGTCCATGCGATATTGGCCAATACCGCAAACACCTCAGTTTTGAACCGGTATGCGCCGTTATTAAACAGCGTGACGGCCAATATCATCGCTTCACGCGCCCTAACCAACCGTTCATGGTAGTACGGGTTCAGGCCGGTAAGAGGATCAAAACTTCGCTTTCGGCGCTGATATGCTTCAATCATGTCATTCGTCGCCGGAAGAATAGCGGCTTTTTTCACACCTGATATACGACCGAAATTGATTGTTGCGCCGCGCTCATAATTGATCAGGGCGTGAATATCTTGATTTCTCCAACCCTGCATGAGGAGAGCTTTGATGACGCTTTTCTCTTCGTCTGTCAGGGCAGAAGCTTTTGCCACGACTTCCTCCATCGGTTGTGATGGAGCGTGCAACTAGAAAGTTACTATTCAATCAATGAATCGGGTGGCGTGGGTTAGGGCGAAGAGTTTGGAGGCGGACGCTGATACCTAGTGCACGACCGCGAGCGTCGTCTGATGCGAAGCAGGTTCGGGAGGCCGACTAAGATCGTCGGCCGGCTCCATCTCACGACCAGCCTTGATCGATACCGAGCGCACCCATTCATCAGCAGTTCAGCCTCCTAGGTGCAATCTCATCAGCACCGAGGAGGATCCCTTCATGAGTAAGTTCTTATCGGCCCTCACAGCCGCAGTTTTGGCTGCGGCTTTCGCTCTGCCGGCAAGCGCCGCGCCGATCTCTGTGCCTCGGCCGGATCACGTGAAGACGGGCGCAGTTGAGCAGGTCAATCATCGGCGCAATTGGCGCGACAGCCATTGGAACAGGCGGCACGCTTGGCGTTCATGCCGCTACTACGGCAGGTGCTTCCCACGCTACGACTACACCCAGAGCTACGGATATCGCGACGACTATCGCTACAACCGTCGACCGGCCGTCAATATTTACTTGAATTTCTAGCGGCTCGCCGACGTTGGCGCGGGTACAGGGCTGCGGTTCTGCTCGGGAGACCGCCGCAAGGGCGGCCGGGTGGCGGAATGCGAGGAACGCAAAATCAGTGAATTGCAGGTTGAAATACTTGCAATCAAAGGGCGCAAGAGGGACTGTCAGCAGAATTCCACAGAAAGTTCTGCTCGCAACATGACTGTATCCTCGGTGCCACGGCACTCCAAAAGTCAGATCATTAAAGCCGGGAAGGTGCTTCGTTCCCGGCTACTTCTGAATCCGCCAGAGGGCACTGAATGCGTCGATGCGCCTATGGATGTGTTTGAAGCATTTCGCATCGCACACAATTGGCGGGACGCACACATGTTGCCGCTTCTTAGGGTAAGGCAGGAGTTGGCTCGGAAGATCAACGCCGTTGAGCACGGTGCGATCACTGCAGCACGCTTGAAGCGTATGCAGGCAATCCGGCGAAAGCTGCAGCGTCCTATCACTTTGTACCAAATGCAGGACATCGCAGGTTGCCGGGCCATCGTCCGATCAATGAAAGAGGTCGACCGCCTTGTGACAATCTATCGTGATGGGGGGTCAACACATACCATCCAGTCGGAAGATGACTATGTCTCTTCCCCAAAACGTGATGGCTATCGTAGCCACCACTTCATACTGAAATTTCGTGGGGACGGACGATCCGAAGTCTACAACAGGCAGACCGTTGAAATCCAGATCCGAACCAGACTTCAGCATGCTTGGGCTACGGCGGTGGAGGCGGTCGGGTTAGTTCGCGGCGAGAACATCAAGGGCGGGGACGGCGACGAGGACTGGAGGCGCTTTTTCGAATTGATGTCATCTGAGATTGCGTATGATGAAGATCGAGAGTTAGCGCCAACGGCCTTGGTGAGCCGAGAAGAAATCAGGAAAGAGATCCGAGACCTCACCAAAAAAATCAAGGCGGTCGCTTCGCTGGAGAAATTCAGAACGGCGATCAAGTACACGGAGGAGCACGATTCTGGCTACTCGCAGTATTTTCTATTGCAGTTTGATTCCGCCTCGGGGACGGTTTCCGTACGGCCGTTCTCCAGCTATCAAATTTCTGCTGAACAGTACGTCATTGAAGAAGCGAAGCATGGCTCTCGAAACACTGTGCTGGTTCAGGCGAATAAGGTGTCTGATCTCCGGAAAGCGTTCCCGAACTACTTCCTCGATGTTCAGCTGTTTACCGATAAGCTTCGAGCTGTTTTGTCACCCAATTATCGCAGCTCGCAGGCGTACGATCTCTCTTGGCTGAAAAACTATCGATAATTGCTCTGTCAAGTCGCTGGACGCTTGGAGAGATTTCCTCAAGGGTTTTCTGCAACCGGTGGCGACTGCGTGGCGACTCACCGCCCCGTTCGGCCAGACAAAATCCTTTAACCGCTTGATTTTATTGGTGAGCGCGCAGGGATTCGAACCCTGGACCTACTGATTAAAAGTCAGTTGCTCTACCGGCTGAGCTACGCGCTCCCATGCCGGGCTTCCAGGCCCGGCGGAGTGGCCGGACATATGCACGCAGGC